TCAGTCGTCTAAATAATTTCTTCCGATAATCTTCATAAATTCTTCTCTGCTGTGTTCAAGCTCAAAAACCATTTGGCACTCTACCTTTAACAAAGTCCCCAGTGCACTGCCATCATGCACAGCATTGTGGCAACGCCAGCACAGCCAACAGGTAAAACCGTTTTTATCGCTAATTTTCCGCTTGCCGGTACCATAGTAAATATGGTGCAAATGAAGTCCTGTTTCTATCCCACAGTTATAACAATATTTTCCTGTCTGCATGATACTCTTAGCCATGCTTTGCTACTTTCCTCAACAAGCTCAAAGAGTAACCAACCATTTTAGTCATAAGTTTTGTTGTACATCCAGTTTCCATTTCTAACGAAAGCATTAGGTGAGCAATGCCTGCCGCAGTTCGTGCGTGTAAGTCAGCAAGATTTTCAAACTCCCCGGATATAATAACGTTCCCTTCTATCATCACAAATAAAGGCTCATTTTTTTCCAGCTTTTCTGTCAATATTTTCAGGACATGCTTTTTTTCTTTTTTCATTATTATTCCCCCATTCTGCCAGCATAAGCGCCCTATCAGCATCGGAAATAAGGTTTATACCAATTTCCTTTGCATCATTAATCGTTCCATCTAACAACCTACTAAATTCAAGCGTGTTATAAGTACTACTGCCAAAATAACATTGTAGCTGCTTACCAGTCTGCCCATTGACAGTAACTTCGCCAAGATCCTTAACAGTACGCCATTGAGCTTTAAATCGCTCTGCAGCATTAGCTTTTGCAATTATATGCGTAAATACTCCATATCTACCCAACATTTCAAGATATAGCGCATCTTTATTTGTCCGTAGTTTAGCCGCCATTTCCTGTAACAAAAACCATAATGCCGCATTTGCATCAAGGCTACGTTGTTTTCTAACGATTTTTAATTCAAACTGCAATGGTTTTCCATCGTCAGCCTTTTTCTTTAATTCTGCGACCTCTTCCGCCTCTGATGATGAAAGTGGAATCACAACACTTGCCCCCTGCCATGTCTGAATCAGCTGAAGGTCTTGTAACGTAGTTTTCATTTTGCTGCTACCTTCTGACATTTCATACAGAGCGGCCTACCAAATTTCTGTACGCTATAATCATGTACTTTTTGGCTAATTTCAACCGTACATTCCTGACACATCAAAAATTGTGGTCCTGTATTTTCGTCAGGAAACGCAGGCTTAGTTTGGTTTATAGGTGTAGGCGGTTCTGCTTTATTTGATGTTTTAGTGATTGATGGTTCAACAGATTGCTGTTCTTCTCGAACGCTATATTTACCATCGCAAAACCCCCTGTACACATCTGCTGCAACGCCAATGTTTTTCATAGCGTTACCAAGTGCGTCAGTAAGACACATCTTAAAGGCTTCATCATTTGCTGTAAGTCCAGTTTTGTATTTTTGAACAATGAAGTCGCCTCCACAACCAATGATAGGCTCGCTCCAACTATCACCGTTTTTGATAAACAAAGCTACCGTCATATACAGTAATATTTGCTTATCCTCTAATGGATATATAGTCTTATCTAAAATTTCAAATTTCCACCCAATACCACACAAACCAAACTGAGCAGTAATGGCTTCAATCTTCCATTGTGGGTTTATATCACTTTTTCCCCTTAGATTACCTGCTTGGATTGTTTTCAAAGCATCTGTAGGCGGGGTTGCTAAGTTTGTATATATATCAATCATGTCCTCAACCTCACTTTATCTGCACATTCTGATGCTCTACTACCTGTGCCCCATCAATTTTACTGCCAGCTTTGATCGCAGCCTTGATAGCCGCTTTGTCAGGTGATGTTGATGTAACAACTCTCAAAAATTCTGTCGGCAGCTTCTCCTTATCGGTAATTTCCACAGTCTCACTTTTTTTGTAGCTGACTGCGCCTTTGGGAGTCTCAAATTTTTCACCCTTTAAAGCGTAGGCTACATAACCTTTTAACCACTCCGCCTTATTTTTTAAGGTGGCTTTTCTTTCCGTCAGCCTTTTAATTTCTTCCTCAATGGCTGCTGTTTCTGCCATTTTGTTTTTGTAAACCACAAGGCAGCCTTCAATCTTTTCTACTCTATCCATCTTCAACTGATCTATATCCTCGGCAGTCAATATTTCACCTGTTTCAGTATCTACCATTCTTTCAGTATCAAGTTCTAGCAACCGCTCTAATTGTTGATTAATTTCATAAAGTTTCATATTTACACGCCCCAATCTTCAATTTTATTTTCAATCGTATTTGCGCTATTTTTAATCCATTTCAGCAAAACATTTACTTTAGCTTCGCTTCCGTCCAAATCATCTGTGTTATTCAGATTTTCCTGCATTGCATCTAATTCATATCTAATCGAATATACTAAATCATCAAATTTATCCATGCTTGCAATCCTCCAATTCTTTTGCTAAAATGAAGGTGGACGCTAAACCTAGTAAAATTTACATGTCCACCCTGAGCTATCGAAGCTGCAACTTCGGTAGCTCTTTTTCTTTTGTTTTGTCATAAACGCTCCTCCTAAACTAAATCAGATACTTCACAGTTCATTGCTGCTGCAATTTTCCTGAGCGTGGATAATGTCACATCTTTACCGTTTTCAATATCAATTAGATTTTTATACCAAACACCACTGGCTTTAGAAACTTGACTTCTTGACAAGCCTTTCTGTTCACGAATTTGTTTAATTTTGTTCATCTTGAATACTCTCCTTGCTGTGGTACAATTACTATATATGGAGGTGATATTATGAAAATGATTGCTGTAGATTCATCAAACGTTGAATGTATTGGTTATGAGAATGGAGTAATTGAAGTTCATTTTCACAACGGATATGCTTATCGCTATCCAAACTGTACCGAAGATTTGTTCAACAAGTTTCTTGCTTCCCCATCTAAAGGGCAGTTTGTCCACAATGTTTTAAAAGGACGCGGTGAAACTCGCATTCGTTAATCCCACTCATCATCAAAAGGAACTTGAATATCTGTGCTCAAAATCTCAACACTTGCGCCTGTGACTATTGCCGTAGTCATGGGCGTATGGTGTTTTCTGATGTATTCTACTAATGGTCTTGCAGCTTCTTCTAATGTTTTAGCTTCTTGCTTGATATTTTCGTTCATGTTTTTTCTCCTATCTTCGCTCATCTCAACACCCCTACTGTCACTACAGCAGCCATAATAGCTACGTATGTTCCAATAAATATTGCAGTAGTCGCTACGGTAAAATCTCTAATCATAAGCCTGCCACCTGCCCCATAGCGTAACCAATGTCATATATCAGCTTAACTACTATTGCTATAGACAAAGCTGTTAATGCCCATACACACGGCTGCTCATTAATACTCTCTTTCATTACTACTGCTATTCCTGCTGCTTTGATTAGTGACCTCATAATTAAACCTCCTATAAAGCCTTTAGAGCTGCTTCAAAATCAAATTTTTTCTTCGCTATACCCCTCTAATATTTCAGGGCTATTAACTCTTCTGGTGTAAGCCCCATATAATCACAAAATTGTGCAGCACTAATATGATAGGAATAACGACTTTCACTAACTTTTACGGCAGTTCCAAATGGAAGTAATTTTCTTTGTAATCCAATACGGACAAATTGTTCTGATTTTCCCATGATTTTTGCTGCTGTTGGAACTTTGATACTTAACATGGTTAGTCTCCTTTCTGTTTACTTTTAGTAGCGATAGAGGGCAAAAAAATATTGTCCTCATCAACCGAGTAAAGTCTGCACAATGCATCAAAATTACCCTTGTCAATCGATGTTTTACCCTTCTCCCAATTTATTATAGTAACTTTACTTTTCTTTAACATTGCTGCTACAGCCTCCTGAGTTAATCCTGCGTTTATTCGTGCAGCTTTTAGCGATATTTTCAATGTCATTTATTACACCACCTTTCATGTCTTTATTATAGTTTACTTTAAGTAGCGTGTCAACACTTTCCGTAAACTTTTTTAATAAAAAGTGTTGAGTTTTTGTTTCTAAAAGTGTTATAATTTAACCAGAGGTGATAAAAATGGAATTATACAGACAGATCTTTAGCGATAATCTAAAAAGACTTTTAGATATAAACAACGAAACTCAAACAGAATTGGCTCAGTCCTTAAATATAAATCGTTCGGTCGTTTCTTCTTGGTTGTTAGGAACCAGGTTTCCACGAATGAATACTGTTGAAGAAATAGCTTCTCACTTTGGAGTGCAAAAATCTGATTTATTAGAAAAGAAAAATTATAATATTTCTGATTCTCCATTCCAATATCCATTCATTCCTGACGCTGTAGCAGCAGGTATACCATGCACAATAGAAGGGCGAAAGGAATTACCAACGATAGGTATTTCTGACGCTATCATGGGCAAATATGCAGGTAATAAACATATTTTAATCATGCGTGTTAATGGCGAAAGTATGAATAATGTTATACCTAGTGGTTCTTTTATTGCTGTAAAAACAGATATAGAAGTAAAAAATTTAAAAGATGGCGATCTGGTTGTATTTGGTAAAGAACATGAATATAGTCTAAAACGATTTTATGATGCAAACGATAGAATAATATTCAAACCTGATTCCAGCGATCCACGTTTTACAGATCATGTGTATAACAAAAATGATAGTGTATTTATTGTGGGTAGAGTTGTATTATCAATCAGAAACTATGAATAACCATATAAAACAAAATACCCCAGCCATTAAGCTGGGGTATTATAGTATAGGAGTGAAAAAATGCGACTACCAAATGGTTATGGCAGTATAACAAAATTATCTGGGAAAAGACGCAAGCCTTTTATGGTTCGCATAACGACTGGTTACGATAACGAAGGTAAACAGCTAATGTCTGTGTTAGGATATTATACTACACGTAACGAAGCTCTTGCTATGCTGGCCGAGTATAACAAAAATCCATATAATCCGATTGCTCGTAAAACAACTTTCAAGGAAATTTATGAATCTTTTTGTAATGAGAAATATATAAGCAAAGATATTAAAATACCACATGCTTATACTTCTTCTTTTGCATGGTGTACTCCAGTTCATTACATGGCATTTCCAGATATAAAACTATCTGCAATGCAGAAAATAGTTGATGATTGTAATAAAAGTAGGGCTACAAAAAAGAATATAAAAATACTTTTTAATCGACTATCTAATTATTGTTTAGCCAATGATGTAATTGATAAAAATTACGCTTCTCTTATTGAGCTCCCTCCTGATATAAAAAGTGAAGTACACAAACCATTTACAACAGAAGAACTTAATATGTTATGGCTTCACGCAGACGATATTAATATCCAAATTGTGCTCATACTATGTTATACCGGAATGCGTCCTACAGAGTTAATGACACTAAAGCATAGTAACGTCCATCTTGACGAAAGATATATGTTAGGCGGAATAAAAACCAAAGCTGGCAAAGACAGGGTTATTCCTATAGCACAAAAAATATTCCCATTTATCAAAAGGCTGTATGAACAAAATAACGACTACCTTTTAACTTATGAAAATAAAAAAGTAGAGTATGATACTTTCAGAAGGAAATTATTTGCTCCAGCAATGAAGCTTGTAGAACTAAAGCACTACCCCCATGATGGACGCCATACCTGTGCAACACTTTTGGATAATGCTCAAGTCCCAGATAAAATTATCAAAAAAATACTTGGACACGCTACTACCGATATCACCGAAAAAGTTTACACTCATAAGACAATTCGGCAACTTGTAGACGCTATAAATCAAATTTAA